TTTCGTTATCTCTCGACTGCCTGCCCCAGCGGGTAATGTAGGCGTGAGGCTCTATTGCATCGCGCAAGGCTTCAGCCACAGAGATAACTTCAGCAGCAGTTTTGGCATAGACATCGACCTGCAAAGAATAGCGGTCAGTATCAGGGCGAGTGCCAAGATACACTTCAGGGCTACCATCAATATTTTGCCAGACAACGTAGGGGTAAACCGACTCGTCATCCTGCATATCAAATGGATAGAGTCTGACTGGATTGTTTCCGATGAGATTTTTTACAGCAATACTCGCGGCACAAACCGTGAAAATCGGCGCTATCATGCCTCTTCTCCCCTACTAGCAGCCCGAGCAACAGCGCGATCTATGGCTTTCTCAAACTCTTTAGCAAACACATCAATCACTTCTGAGTCTGCTCCGCTGATAATCGGCCTCAAAAATGGCTTTGCCGCTATGTGCTGAGTACCAAATTCAAGAAAACGCCAGTACCAGGTATCGCCACCGGGATTGCTTCTGTCTCCTTGGGTTCTATACCGTCGCCCTGCCCGACCTCTGCGCACATTGACTCTGGTATTGGCATATTGTCGAGCGCCCCCCATCACCCCCACTCGAAAAGCAAGATTACCTGTGCGCCTAAATGTTTTATTGCTCCAACTTACCGTAATGTTTTTATGAATAGCTTCTGCCGTCGTGGAGTCATCAAGCCTTTTGGCATTTGCGCGCGCCCTATCACGCAAAACGACGGAAGCTTTTCGCAATGCAGCGCGTCCCGCTTTATTTCGCGTAACTCTTTTAACCGCTGCCATTTTAGAATGCAGGCTTTCTAGACCCGTAAGATGAACATCAACGCCATCAGCCATCGTTAACCCCTTCAGAGCAAGGTAGCGTGAGATATTCCCGACCGCTTACCGGATCAGGTAGCACCCCTTCAATGTTGTAAATTTTCTCTCTGAACACAATGCGATGCTTCGGCGTAATACCATTACGGAACCGGATTGTTATCCGAGCTGTGATTTCATTTTGGGTAGCCTGAGCGGCGATAAACTCTTTGGCGGATAATGGATAGACTTCAGCCCAAATTTTTCGGACATCTTTCCATACCGATTCAACTGCACCTGATACTGGGTCTTGTACTTGTGTGCGTTCCTGAAGTGTTATGCGGTGTCGGAGTTTTCCAGCCTGCATTTAACCCTGCCTTACGGGTTTCCCGCTGAGATAGTTTTTCGGTTCTTTCGGAGGTTCATCTTCATCGGCCAGAGACTGAATGATTACATCACACAGTGCCATATTTGATTCAGCCAGGCGGTTTATTGCTTCCGTCTGCTCTCTTTGCGCTGCTACCTGTTCGCTAAGCGCCGCGATTAGCGCATTAATTTGTTCCTCATCCATAGGAAATCACCTGCTATTAATTAGCTTGCCATATTCAGTGCCATATCCTGTGACGTAAGAGTAGCGCCTCAGCACCCAGTGGAATTTCTGTTAGGTTCTGAGATGCAGCTTCGCGATTGGTGTACCAATGCCCTACAAGCAGAAGGATTGCAGCCCAAATACCAGCAGTAAACAAAATTTCCCGCCCAGGGGGATTCTCTTGATCATTTGGCGTCAAGGTTTTCACAAGATTTCCATCACAGAACGTTTCAACATGCTCAATAGCAGCTGACAGATATGCCGAAATGAGTAAATTTTCAGTATCGTCATCCACTCTGAGATGCATCTTTACTTGCGACATTTGCTCGGCGCTTATTTCCATTTTTACCCCCTACTTTTGGTTTAACAGGAGATAACTCCTTTCCCGATTGCTTTTCCTGGTCTGAATAGATTTCTTCAGCCAAATTCATTTTCAAAAGCATCTCACCAATTTCATTTTTTACTTCCAGCACATCACCTTGCGAAACAATCCCAAGGTGATAATGTGAAAACATGCGGAGGGATTTAATTTTCATTGCGTAAACGCGGTCATTTCTGACCGCACCCTTCTATTATTCGCCGGAAGGTACAGAAATATCACCCGTGACGATAGCTGCAGGACGATAGTGAGCCAGTGCCAGCCGCTCTTCACACAAGATGGTCAGCATATTTTTGACGAAGTTGTCACGATCCTGATTACTGATCTCAATGGTGGCATCCATACGATCCCAGACCTGAGAGGCCAGACCAAACGCACCCACAGTGAATTTTCCTGCTGTCTGGGCAGTCGTTGAAACTACTGGCAAACCCCATAGCACTTTTGAGGCAAATGCCTGAGGTCCTCCTAAAATATAGTTTCCGTTGGCATCTTTCAGGAGTGCAATGCGGTGCCAGTCTGCTGGATTTAGAATGATGCCATCTGCTTCAAATTCACTGAGTGAAACCTGGTAGATTGCGTGAGCCAAAACATCAGCGCCTGTATCACCGGTAGCATTAAGGGTGATCTCGTAATCATTCGCGACAACGTTCAAGCCCTGCAAATTATCACCAGTGCCATCACCGTTTAACATCTGATTTTCTTCCACCAGCGCCAGGCCGTACATCATGCGTGAATTAATGTAGGACTGGAGGGCGGGCGCATCATCCATAATCTGACGTGACGCCTGAATCCAGTGCGCAATTGTTTTCACGTTCGCCGTTTCCTTGGTGAAAGTGATGTTGCTCTCAGGCTTCAATGTTCCCTCAGCTACAGGTGCAGCGGCATTGGTAAACACGTTTTCACGCACGTATTCGAGAGAATTACTGGTAATACGCCCCTGAGCTAACAGATCGCGTACAGTGAAACGACGCAAACCGGGCATGAGAATACCAGGAACCTGCTGTGGCTGAACCAGAGCACCAGCGGAAGCTGCACCGGAACCAATAGCCTTATCAAAGCTGGTCACTTTCGCTTTAGTGCGAGTACCATCCCAGCCTTTAATCAGGTCTTCAGATACGCGCTCAGAAAAAGATTTTTGTGCAATTTGTTCTGGAGAGTTGCCAGCCAGCTTTTGTTCCAGATCAAACAGGCGCGTTCCTGTCGTTTTCAATTCCTCCTGCGCTTTCGTCAGGTCACTTTGAAGTTTTTTATTCAGCTCCCCATTTTCATTGATAGACTTACGCTGCTCTTCAATGAGTTGTTTCACTTCGTTCTGAGAATTTTCAATCGCTTTTTCTAACACAGATAATTCAGACATATATTGCTCCGTTAATCGTTCCGCAGGTTAGCGGCAAAGGAAGTTATGCGCTGTGCCAGCGCGTCAATGTCGTCGCTATCGGACTCACTCCGACCTGCGGACTTCACGCGAGCAATAAATGCTTGCGCTTCAGCACGCGTCAAACCGACTGAATCACTCAGCCAGCCCTCCGCGTCACGAATGGTTTTGATACCGTCGATACTTTTCATAGCAGTTACACCGGCCAGTTCGTTGGCCGGAAAAGTACAAACACTAATTTCTCTCAGGTAAGAAATGTTTTTGAAGATGAGGCCAGAAGTTCCAACAGAGTAATCATCAGGCCCAACCGAAAATCCCACCGACATGCCTTCAACTGTGCCATGTTGCATAGCAGCCTTTAGGTCTTCAGCCAGGCTCAATCCGGGAGTCAGCTGACCCCGGACAAATAACCCCTTTTCGTCTTCATGCATGGAATCCCATTTACCAACCGGAATAGCACGAGTTTGATGGTTAAAGAACATCGCCACCTTACGGCTTTGATTGTTCACTACGTTCGCAAACGCGCCGGGTAAAATAATATCGCCATCCGAATCGGTGTTATTGAAGACCGAGGCATATCCTTCAAACGTCCCCTTACTGCCATCACCGATAAACTTAATTTCTGTTTGGTCGAACGCTAACGTTTTGTGAATATCAGGCATCTACGCCCCCATAAAAATAAAGCCCCGTCATTGCGGAGCCTTATTGTTTGTTCCGAGATCGGTAATCGGAATGTTTTGCGATTGTCGGGTAGCAACATCACCACCAGGCAGTGGAGGAAGGTTATCTAATCGTCGGACTTCATTAACTGTGCGAATACCGGTATTGACCATGATCTGCATAAATGATGCCCGGCTTGTTGAGTCCCCACGCAATAGTCCGTCCAGGTTATGCTCGGCGTGAATCACGCCCTGCTCTGACTCTTTGACCAGCCATCGTTCAATGCTGTATTCCCAACGGTCAAGGTAAGGCTTGAGGGTATACTGAAGAAAGCCCAGATTTTGTTGCTCAATTCCCGATCCCCAAGAGGTGCTTTTATCCACATCACCAACCAGATGAGGTGGCACTCCGTAAAATCGAGCCAGCTCAGCGACCTGAAACTTTCGCGCTGCCAGAATTTCAGAATCTTGAGGTGAAACCCCGATGCCCTGCGTAGTAAAGCCACTCTCCAGAATCCAGAGGCGTTTTTTGACTGGACCACCAGCAATTTCCCTGAAATTTTCCTCCAGTTGCCCGCGCTGTTCTTTAGTTAGCACCTTTCCATCGGTCATTAATATTTGCGGAGATTTCGCGCCATTTGCAAAGAACTCACGCTGATTATCCTCCATTGCAATCGCCACACCGGCAGACTTAGCACTAAAGGCAAGAGGTGAAAGTCCGGTAAGCCCGTTAAAACCAAACCCTTTGAGATGAAAAATTTCTTTCTGCGAAAAGTCTGCGTATTCAGTGTCGCGTCGATAGCGGTAGATAATTTTTTTACCGTTATCACTGAGCCTTACCTCCATGTTGGCACTCATCAACGGAACCATGCTGATCACATCGCCAACGCTGTTTCGTTCGAGATGAGCGTAAGCATTACCGTATGCACAAAGCTGCATCGTCATGGCTTCGCGAAACTCTAGCGCTGTCATGAAATTATTGGGACGAAATCGCAGTAGCCTTGCGAGCGGATGATCACTGTCAACTTTGCTACGCTGATCGCTCTCGGTCTTGTAAACATCAAGCGGCAAGGATGCGGTCACTGTAGAGATAAGCCTGATACAAGCCCACACCGTACTGATTTGCATATTACGCTCATCAGTCACAACAGAATCACCAACCACACCGTGCGCTGACGTTCCCGCCATCTGCGACCCTTTGTCGGGTGAAACCAGTCGTCCACCAGTCAGAATGGAGGCCATTCTCGCCCAAAAAGGTGAGCGTGTCCGCAGGTCAATGCTGTAATCATTATCTGCCATCTTAGACGCTCAAAAAGTTGTATATGAAGTCATTTACGTCGCCTTCGTCTTCAATTTCATCGCTCGTTTGAGCGCCTATAGACATGGCGAGCGCAACCATTCCGTCAATTCTGCCGCTGGATTTTCCCTTCACAAACTTTCTGTTCCCGGCTGGATCAGTGATGACCGTGGCATTTTTCGCGCACATTTCTAAAATCGGATGATTACCATGCCGAAGCGATGCGCTCAGCAGCTTGGTTTCAAGTTCACGTAGTGCGGGAGACATAGAAACAAAACCTTGTCCAAACTCAATAAAGCGTTCAAGTTCCGACTCAGTGAATCCGGCATCAATTAGATGGGGACGAAGAAAGCGCATGTTATATCGGTCAAAAGCCATTGCTCTTACGTTGCATGAATCAAAAATGTCACGCAGTACTTTCGCAATGTAAGCGTATTCAATTGCTTTACCCGGCGTCGTGTTCAAATACCCCTGACGCGCCCAAATATCGTAAGGCACGCGGTCATGCCTTGCTTTGTCTACTAATCCTTCCTCTGGCAGCCAAAATCGGGAATGCACGTCGCCATCTGCCGATGTTAGTACCAAAGCGGTAAGGTCAGATACGCTGGATAAATCAAGCCCACCCCAGACGGTTGAGCCGTTTAAATCGTTCGGCTGCTCTTTATTCATATGCCAGACAGCCTGGCTCACGAATGGGCTCTTTGCTTCGACGCGTCTATTCAAGACAAGATTTTCAAACTCAGCCTGTCGAGAGGGTAATCGTTTCGCGCTGGCAGCCATATCCAGAACCTCTTTTTGGTTCATGAATACATCGAAAGCAGGATTAGCCACCTTTATGGCCTCGACCGAAAATGGGTCAATGCTCTCTGGTGCTGTCTGCAAACGAACAACAGTTCTTGGATCTGCGCCCGTCAATCCATCATCAATAAGCAGGCTCAACAGATCACTCGCATCAGGCGCTTGGGTGCTAATAATGATAGATATTGGATTATCCTGTGCCGCAGTCGCTGTTTCTAAAGCTTCATACAGCGGATCACGAGGTCCGCGAACCTGGCCTAACTCGTCATGAGCAACGAACCTTGGCGAAAATCCATATGCGGTGGTCGCTTCTGCGCTCAGGGCACGATAATAAGAACCCAACTCGGGGCAATGTATTTCTTTTGCAGAGTCTTTTATTGCAACGTACTGCATCAGTGTCGGATTCATTCGACACATTTTTGAAGCAAGATTGAATAATATTGCGGCCTGATCTCGTGATCGAGCAGCAGAATATAATTGAGAGTTGGGTGCAGATTCGGGGCCGACCAAATACAGAAGCATGATAATCGCTGTCTCTACCGTTTTGGCATTCTTTCGCCCTCTGCTAATAATTGCCCGACGAGTACCATGCTCATTATCAAAAATAGCCCGAAAGTCATCCTTCATAAATGGAGCCATTTTCAACGGCTGGCCGACATATTTCCCTTCTGGAATGATGATATGCTTTTCGCACCACGCGATATTGCGCTCGGCTCTTGAAAATTTCTTCTTAGCCATACGCTAATCCGCCTTAGTCAACTTCCCAGGGTTTTTTATCTCTGGCAAGATTGTTGTGAGCCCGTCCAACAGTTTTTGGGTCTGCCGTAGCCTGCCGGGTGATACGCAAGCGCGTTGCAAGTGATGAAGCCGAACGAACTTCACGTTCACGCATTGACAGCAATTTATCGTACCGCTTTAGTCCGTCCTCTCGT